TGCTGTTGCACGGGTGGTCTGTTGGCTACAGGACGACGCACAGGCTGAGGACGAGAACTGGAAATTTCAATTTCATCCATGAGGGCTTGTTCGTCTGCATCTAACTTCATAACATTTGTAGTTCCACGATCAATGACAATTTCTTCGTCCATCTACTCTCTATTTGGAAACTATTAATTAACCTTTAACGCATTTTCAAAAAAATATGTCTGTACATTATAAATGTACAACCTTAACCGTGCGAACCGAAACGCTCTCATCAGTATTTTCAGCCTGATTGCCGTGATCTTCGTGCTCGGTATCTTCAAGACCACCAGCAAGTATCAACCTAGACCAATCGTCATCAAGGCTATCAACGAGAAGTCTCTTTTTGATCTTGAGCACCGTGTGGAGTGTGCCCCTGGTCACACCAAGGAGGGTAGCCCTTACACCAAGAGCCTGACTCCAGGTGGCCTCTGTGGTGCCCAAAAGCTCGTCTCCGAGCAAGCCGGCTACGAGATTGAGGATGGAATCGGTGGATCTTTAATCTAAGCTATTATAAATGGCTTTGGTTACTTCTCCCCAAACTATTCCAGATCTTGATTATGAATATCATGTCATAACTGTTGATTCCATTGGTCAAGACAGTGCCAACACTTTTACTTGCCATCTCCAGCAGCCCCTCAAAAATGTTGTTCAGGCTAGACTCCTCGCCGCTCACATTCACTCCAACGTTGTCACAGAACATTGCTATGTTTCTGTTGAAGAGTTGGATACCATCTTTAACGACAGAGCTTCCAATGTTCTCACCGGTCAGTCCCATATGAGTATGATTAGGGGTTCTTTCGCGAGTATCGTGACAGATGGTACGACCCATGAGGCCGGTAACTCCCTCATCAGCTTCAAGGATAACTACCCCATCGTTAGCCAATATGTGAACCCAATCAGAAGAATTGATCGTCTCAGTGTTACGATTAGAGATCAAACTGGTGCCACTATCAAAAACTCTTCGGATGATGGTGCCAACTTTTTAGTTTTTAGATTTGTGTGTAGAAAACCAAACTTGTAATTTTCTCCCTTTAAAGTAGTAATAAACATGTCTTCAGGTATTGTTCAATTAGTGGCAATCGGCGCTCAGGATGAGTACATCATGGGCAACCCGGAGATATCGTTTTTTAATTCCACGTTTAAAAGACACTCCAATTTTTCACAATCCGTCGAGAAGCAGACGATACGCGGAGATGTGAAAAATAATTCAATGTCAAGTGTTCAGATTGAAAGATCTGGTGATATGCTCGGCTACATTTACCTCACCATAGATGATACCAACCAAGCTGTAGACACGTCTCGTTGGGATCTTCTCATCGATAAGATTGAACTGCTCATCGGTGGTTCTGTCATTGATAGTCAGGACTCTATTTTCACCGAAAAAATTGCCATAGATACATTCGCGCAAAACGTTTCTAGATCCGCGATCGGTACACACCCAGGTGTTCACGCGCGTTCTTACTTTTACCCCCTTCGTTTCTTCTTTTGTGAAGGACCACAGTGTGCCCTACCTCTCGTAGCCCTCAATTACCATAACGTTGAGTTGAGAATTCACTGGGGAGCCCAAGCCGCCAACTATAATTTTGAAATGTATGCAAACTATTACTATCTAGACAATGAAGAGAGAGGTAACATCGCGACAAGAAAACACGATCTCCTCATCACCCAAGTGCAAAAGAATATTCCAAGTGGTGAGACAGTCCAAGATCTCATTTTCAATCATCCAGTAAAGTATCTCGCCTCTTCGGATACGACTGTGGATGGTGCTCTTACTTCACCAACGAATAAAGTTAAACTGAGTATCAATGGCGTTGAATTGTCCAACTACAAATGGGGTAAACCACACTTCATTGATGTGATGAACTATTATCACACAAACTTCGTGACTTCTCCAGACTTTTTCCTTTACTGCTTTTGTCTCATGACCAGCTCTCTCCAACCCACGGGTACACTAAACTTCAGTAGAATTGAGTCAGCCAAACTCATGAGTGAAACTTTGCCCATAAATGACCCAATATATGCGGTCAACTATAACATCCTCCGTATACAAAACGGGATGGCAGGCCTCCTTTACGCAAATTAATTTAGCTTCATATATTAAATGGTGAAGAACTTGCCGTCAGTAGAGAGATCTACTCAGATTCGGTTTGGTAAGAATGTCCCAGATGCCACAGAACAGGAGGAAAATACTATCGTCTTCAACGCGAGTAATGTTCTAGTTCCAACACCTTTTAGTAACGCGGTGTATTTGTCACCAATCAGAAACAGACCCGACTTCACAGCTCCAGAAGTTGTACTTTTGATGTACGATCGCAATACCAAGGAGATTACTGAATCTGGTGAGTCTGCAAATGCTTTGGTTGGTGGTGCTACACTTGATCTTGTAGTGTCTCGTTCTAATAACACAGCGAATACAGTTCAGTTTTTGGTCAAAGATGAACTTAATAATGATACATCCATAGTTACAGAAGGAAGAGTGGGTGTAGCAAACTTTCTTCCTCAACACACACTTTCGGTTGGTTCAAACTTATACGTGAATGATACAGGTTCAAATGTCCTCGTTGTTTCGGGTAATGTTGCGATTCTTAGAGATGTCGTGATTGATGGCAATCTTAGAGTAAATGGAGATACCAGTGTGATTTATACTGAAAACACATCTATCAAGGATGCTCTTATTGAACTCGGGACAAATAATGGAGCGAGTGATACAACCCTTGATTTAGGTATTCTGATGCATAGACCAGAAGCTCTGTCAAATGTTGTTATTGGGTACCGTGAGGGTACCGATGAGTTTGCTTTGGCGTATACCGATGCAAAACCAACTGATAAGACATTTACACCAAAAACTGACGAAGATATTAATGTCCACGTCTACGGTCTAACCCATGTGGATGCTAACATTTACGCACACGAAGATGTTCTTGTGGATGGAAATGTGTATGTATCTACAAACGTTTCTATTACCGAAGAGTTGACTGTTAGCAACAATGTGTATGCCGATAAGGACCTTGAAGTTATGGGTAACGTATATGTGGATGGAAATGTGGTAGCCTATAAAGACTTTACCTTAACTGGTAATGCCTATGTGAGTGGTAACGTGAGTATCACAGAGGAATTGACTATTAGCAACAATGTATACGCCGATAAGGACCTTGAGGTTGTTGGGAATGTTTACGTAGATGGAAATGTTGTAGCCTATAAGGATTTCACCCTAACCGGTAATGCTTATGTGAGTGGCAATGTTTCCATTACCGAAGAGTTGACTGTTAGCAACAATGTGTATGCCGATAAGGACCTTGAGGTTGTTGGAAATGTTTACGTAGATGGAAATGTCGTAGCCTACAAGGACTTTACCCTAACCGGTAATGCTTATGTGAGTGGCAATGTTGTAGCCTCTAAGGACTTTACCTTAACTGGTAACGCATATGTATCTGGAAATGTTTCTATTACCGAAGAGTTGACTGTTAGCAACAATGTGTATGCCGATAAGGACCTTGAAGTTATGGGTAACGTCTACGTGGATGGTAATGTCGTAGCCTACAAGGATTTCACACTTACTGGAAACGCTTATGTATCCGGTAATGTCAACATCACAAATCAACTGACAGTCAGTGATAACGCCTATGTCACTGGTAACGTTCAAGTGACCGAGGCCCTTATTGTGAGTGGAAACACCCACCTTGAGGGTGACAACGTTTTCATCACCCACACAATGGACTTTTTGGATCCCACCACCGCCATTGTGACCGATCAGATCTCCAACGTCCAAATTCGTTTGGGACAATTGGAAAATGTGAGTAACTTGGCTTCTAATCCAAGAACAAATCAAGTTCTCAGGTACATTAACAATGAATGGTCAAATGACTACCCTCAACAAAACTTTACACGGGTCAAAAATGGTTATTCCATAGCCGAAGGTAGAACACTTTACAAAGGTAATACTGTCTATGTGTCATCTACTCAAAATGCGGGTCTTGTAAATGTCCGAGCCGCACAGTCCCACATAGCTTCACAAATGCCATGTTTTGGCCTCGTGTATGAAGATATTGGCCCGGAGGATGAGGGTGTTGTTTTGACATACGGTATTCTCAATAATGTTAATACAACCCACTTGACTGCGGGTGGAACTGTTTATG